ACAAATAAAAAAAATTATTTTTTTTTAAAACGAGAATCATTTTAAGAATTAAGAAAAATAGCATAAATAAAGGTTTTTTTAACTATTTCTTTCTTAAAGTTTAAGAATTTTATTAAAATGAAATTATTTTTGACCCTTTTTTTTGCATATAAATTAGTTTTTTTATTATTTTGCAAGGTAGAGGTATTAGTAAATTAAGAATTTTTGGTATATTAAAATACAATGAGCAATAGAAGATCCAAGGCAGTAAAAACAATCACAGATTTGACACCAAAGCAAAAAGCTTTTGTTGATATTCTTGTAGCTAATTGGGGCCAGATGTCTAAAGCGGATGCAGTAAGACAAGCTGGTTATGAAACTAAAAGTCCGAACGGAGCTCATGAGATTGGTTCCAGATTAACAAACCCAGATAAAAACCCTCATGTAGTAAGATATTTAGAAACAAAGCTTTTAAAAGAAAAAAGTATTTATGAAAAAGATAAATTGAAAAAATATAAGAGATTTGAATATTTATCCAACAAAGCAGAGAGTAAAGGTCAGATAGGTGTAGCCGTAAACGCTGAGTATAGATCTGGTCAAATGGCAAATATGTTTGTTAATCAAACAGAAGTTAAACATGTAGGACTGGAGGGAATGAGTCGTGAACAGCTTGAGAAGCGTCTTGGAGAGATCGAAAAGAAAATCGGTGAAGCCAAGAACATTATTGACGTTACGCCAAAAGAAACTTCTTAAACAAGGTTGGTCTGGATTTATGACTGTTTTTCATGAGGTCCACAATCCAGGTTTAAACATGAATGTTGGTAGCGTAAGAGTAAAAACCAAAAACAATATTACTAAACGTTACCATGCAAAATAAAAACACTATTACTAAAAGTTACTATGTAAATTTAAAACACTATTACTAAAACTTACCATGGGATTTTTTGATGCTACCAGATAAATTAACTTTAGAAAAAATTAAAAAAAAATATAAACTTGTTGAAGTGCATTGGTACGATATAACAAGTGAGAGCGGTTGGCAAAGTATTGAAGAAGCAAAAAACTTAAAATTAGCTGTGTGTATTACAAAAGGTCATTTACTAAGTAAGAGTAAAGGTGTATATAGAATTTTTGGCGATTACGCGCTAGAAGATGATAAAAAAGAAATTGCGGAAATAGGAAATTTAACTATAATACCAAAAGGTTGCGTCATTGAGGTAAAGGATATTAAAATTAAATGACACAATGTTTGACTACATAATCGCACTTTTAATCATATTCGTTATAAATCACCCAATATTATTTGTGGGTCTAATTTTTGTAATTCACTTCATCATTAAAAAATTTACTTGACCTTTATCTTATATCTTATAATATCCCATGTATGAAGAAAAAAATGAGAAATGATATTCAAACTTTTTTACATTGTAAAAGTTGTTTGAATAAAAGACCTGTTAATGACAAAAAAGAATATATCATTAGCCCTCGTGAGTGGGTTCATTTAGAAGTGGGTTTCACTCCAAGAGGATTACAAATTTATTGCGTCAGATGTGAGAAAAATGTTTGCGCTTTAGATTTTTTAGGTCAAAAAGTTGCTTATGATCGTAAGTGGCATAAACAAAGAAAGGAAAAATATGGGACTAGATCAATACGCTAAATTAAAAGGTCAAAAATTAAATTTTGATAAAATATTTAGTGATGACAGCAATCCAAAAGAGGACGGCTTCGTTTGGCGAAAACATGCAAGACTTCAAGTCTTTATGAATAACCATTGGATAAAACAAAATGAACATAAATATAAAAAACAATTACAAGACGCTTGTAATAAAGAACCTTTTAGTTTGGATCATTTAGGTTTTAACGCTGGTGAAGTTGTTTATATGACAGAAGAAGTTGTTAAAGACTTGGAAGAGGCGATTAAAAATGACTATCACGCATATTTTGCAAGTGACGGATTTTTTTGGGGACAACAATTCCAAGAACACTCAGTTAAAGAATACAAGAAACAAGATAAAGAATTTCTTGATTTCTGTAAGTGGGCTTTAAAAAATAAAAAGGTGGTTGAATATGAGTGTAGCTGGTAAAAAACTTTCCAATCAAGAACTATGGGAAGAAAAGGCAAGAAAATTATTTGAGGGTAAAAAAATAGTCTCTGTTAGATATATGACAGAACAGGAGGCAGAAGAGAACGATATGGAAGCAAGACCTCTTTGTTTTAAATTAGATGACGGAACTATTGTAATACCTTTAAGTGATGATGAGGGTAATAATGGTGGTGCTTTTCAATTAATTAAAAAAGACCAAACCTATTTATTACCTGTAATGTAAAACAAACAAAGGAGTAGATATGTCAAAAGGTATGCAATTATATCAAAGAGATCATTTCAGAGATAAGTTAAGAAGAAAACTTGACCCTTTAATTGAACAAGAGGAATTATTGTTGAAATCAACAATATCAGAAATGACCGAAAGTGTTGAAAAAACTCTAGCCAAAAAAATAGGCGCGGAGAAAATAATCAACAATCTTGAGAAAGCAGAAAGAGACTTGGAAATAGCGAGGCGAAAGGCAAGGTCATTTTTCGAGACCACAAGTAAAAAAAATAAAACTTACAGAGCAAACAGAGAGTGGTATGCAAATGATGATAGCGACTTTTCTAAAATAAGTGTAGAGTTTTGCCTCAACCAAATAAGGAAATGGGCAAAAGCACTTGCAGAACAGAAAGCGGAAGAGACTAATCAAGGTAAAAAACTTGGATATCTCAAAAATTTAAAAGAAACTTGTCAAGATCAAGTTATGGAGGCAAATGTTTCGGAGGATTTGAAGAAATCTCTTGATGATGTTCTTGGTAATGTGGGCTTGAGTTGGAATAACAAAATTAGAGCTCTACCAAAAACACAACAAAATTGATGACGCAATCAGTATCATGGGCGACTTGATCGTCGCCTATTGATTTATTCAAAAACTTGACTAATATTCTCTCATGAAAAAACGAGAGAGTTTATTGTGGGCAAAGATAAGAAAACTTAAGTTAATAGGTCAAATTTTTCGCATAGAAAGCAATACAATTAATGGAATTCCTGATGTTTATTATATCTGTGAGGGCAAGTCTATTTGGGTAGAGTTAAAGTCAAATGAAGTCAAGAATTTAGGTCTTTCAAAATATCAAATTAACTGGCATATTGATCATCAAATACATGGGGGGAAGTCTTTTATCTTGCAAGAGACCCTCTCGCAAGGTCTCTTAAAACTTTTCAGGGTGCGTGAGACGCGACGCGTGGAACTGTTGGCAGAGGGGGAAGTCTCAAGTGCCACGCTTCTTCTACTTTTTGATCGTATGCTATGGGAAAATAAATCAAAATCCTAAAAATCACTATGCAAGATTTTAAAAATCGCTATGCGATTTTTAAACGTTGCTATGCGATTGTTAAACGTTGCTATGTGCGTGTAGCGCGGGGCGTGGCCATTGCAAGCTGTTGGTTATTTTCAAAGCTTATAAAAAAAGATTTGACAGCCCATCAGATCCCATGCTATACAGTTACCGCAGCGCCAGCACTCAACCCCCTAGGGTTCGACTCTTGGCCCTGTAATTTGGTTCGGTCCAATAAGTGGAAAGCGTACGAGGGTGCACAATCGGCGTCTTACTGGACCGGGCCGTAACACAAACAAAAGGAAAAAAATGAAATATAAAGATCTAAAAAAAGGCGATAAGATCCTAACAAAGCAGCTTGGTACTCCAGTATCAGGGAACCTGTTAGAATCAGTAAAGCAAGGCCGGGGCTTAAAAAAAATAGTACTAATATATACTAATGCTCAAGAGATCGGCCTATACGGTGAGACCGGCAGCATATATGCCAGGGACATTCTAAGAGTAAAAAGAGACGGTAACTGGTTGGATGTAACTCATGCCCCTTCTTAATTATTATAGTCAGACTAAGATGGCTAAGGGTGAACGATTCGGCTATAAAACGGCCATCCTTCACCTGGCGCCGTATAAGCTTAGCGGGAAAAATGTTTGTCCAAAAGCATCCGCGGCTTGCGCGGCAGCTTGTTTGAATACTTCAGGACGTGGACAAATGAATTCGGTCCAGGATGCGCGAATCAATAAAACGAATGCATTCTGGAAGGACCGTTTAAAATTTTTAAAAGATCTAGATGTAGAGATTAAGCAATTAAGCAAGCGGGCGGATCAAGCTGGTTTTAAATTCGCTGTTAGATTAAATGGGACTTCAGATCTCCCATGGCATCGTTACACAGTCAACGGTCAGAATTTAATGCAGCTGAATCCTGATGTCCAATTTTATGACTATACAAAAGTTTTTAATTATTTGGATCATGGTATTAAAAACTACTATGTCGTTTATTCTCACAGTGGTGAGAATCATCGCGAATGCATGCAGGCGTTACGTAAGGGGATAAACGTTGCCTATGTGTTTAAAGACAAACTTCCTAAAAAATTCAAAGGGCGTAAAGTTATTGATGGCGATAAGCACGACTTAAGATTCAAAGAAAAACAGTCAGGCGCGGTCATTGGATTAAGAGCAAAAGGACTTGCAAAAAAGCAAGATAGTGATTTTGTTGGATAAGCTTATAGCGCATGTAATTTTATTTTTAATGTATAGACCTATTGTCTCTATAGCCATAATTTTTATTATTCATTTTATAATTAAGGCAATTTAGAGGGGTGTTCATAATGGGTTTATCAACAAACAAAACAGCAACATAGCAGGGTTATACAGCGAAAACCCAAAATGGTCAGTTTATAACTTGCATATCCTATTAAATCCCATTATATTAAACTCATGTTTAATATTCATAAAACACAAACAAAGGAGGTCAAATGAATAACAAACATAAACTAATCAAACAGTTGTCAAAAATGACTGTTAATGAAATGGCTTTTAAACTTGCGGAGCATAAACAAGTATTAAAAGACTTTAAAGAAAAAAGCGACTTACTTCAGGAGCAATTACTTATTGCTGTTGGTTGCGTAAAGATTAAAGACGATAAAAAAGTCTTTATTAAACCATTGGCGAAGTCGTTCAGTTGGAAAGGTGTCAAGACGTGGCTAGAGGTTGTCAACAATAAAAAAGTTATTTTTGACAGTAAAGCCTTTAAAAATGCTCACGCTGATCTTTACGCTAAGTTTAAAAATAAACCTGTTGACGCAATAACAGTTAAGGCAAAGCGTGAAGAAGAATAAACTAAAAGACCTTAACCCCTCTAAAAGAGGGGTTAAGACTATCAAGGGTATAAACCCATTTAAACTTGATACGTACAGGATCGCGCAAGATAACGCTAATATCCAGCGCGTTGACGCGCAAGTAAAAAAATACTTTAAGAAAAAATAATAAACACGCGGGGGCTAACGCCCCCGCTACTTAATAGGGGTCTCAAAAAACTTCTGTTTTTTGCTTTTTTGTCAAAATTTTTTTTTGACAAAAGATTTACATGTTACTAAGACTTTGACTAAATCTTGCAACTCAAATACATGTAGTGTAGTGTGAAACAAAATGGGGACCCGATAGGATATAAAATCTCATGTCTGACACAAATTTATTAACAACAGATCAATTACGATTGAAGGTAGAAAGAACCTGGATAGAACATATTAAACTATGTCAGGACAACTTCTTATATTTTGTAAAGAATGTTTGGCCTGAGTTTATTTGTAGAACAGATAAGGACCCAAATAGGTGGGGCCACCATCAGCATATAGCACATGAATTCACATCAATAGCACAAAATAAAAAAGGCAGATTAATTGTTAATATGCCTCCGAGACATACCAAATCTGAATTTGCATCGGTATATTTTCCAGCTTGGATGATTGGTAAAAACCCTAAAATGAAATTGATGCAGGTATCACACAACGCAGAGCTATCAGCAAGGTTTGGTGCAAAGGTAAGAAATTTAATTGATAGTGCAGAGTTTAAAGAAATTTTTGGAGATGTTAAACTAAGAGAAGATTCAAAAGCAAAAGGACGTTGGGAGACCAATCAAGGTGGAGAATATTATGCAGCGGGGGTAGGCGGTTCTATCACAGGACGAGGGGCGGATCTTTTGATTATTGATGACCCACACACGGAACAAGATTCTTTATCTGATTCTGCGAT